CTACACACTAAACCCCCCCCCCCTGTGTGTGTGTGTTGTGTTATTATTTATATACACCGTCCACGACCCCCTGTCAAGGGGGTATAGTTGCTAAGGGCGGCCCGAAGGGACGCCCCCCAGCACATTCCCTCTACCCCCGCAAATAACACGACACCACACCACACTACTACACCACAACACCACAACACACCACACGACAACAACGCAACAACACGCCACACTACAACACACTACAACACACTACAACACACTACAACACACTACAACACACTACAACACACTACAACACACTACAAGGCGTGGGGTGTTGCAGTGGGCACGTGTATGCGAGTGGTGGTGTGATGGATGAAAGCGTAGTTGTGGCATGAGAGGGAGTGGTTGAAAAGAAGGGAGTGGTTGATATGCGACGACACGCGCCACCCAAACATAAGCCCCCCATTTTGGGATCCACCAAGTAGGGGGGATATGTTCCTAGCGTAGGACCATATTCCGGTGTGTGGTTGGCTGCGCGGGCAGTGTGGGTGACGGGTGCGCTCGGCGTATTGTGCAATGCAGCATGGCTTTTGGACGGTAGGGGTGGACGCGTTTGCCACACGCACACCGTCACACCAGGGTCTGTCACACACGCACACCGTCACACGCACACGCACACGCCAGCATCTGCCTACGCCGCCACCAAACGCCGCGTTGGACACCATGCACAATGTGTGCATCGGCGCTTGACACTAAGGGCGCGCCGTGCTATGTTCGCATCACGTTGTTTGACAAGTGAATCGGGTAGAACGTATCGGGCAGCGCGCGCTACCCGGTGCGACACGGCGCGCATTGGCGCACAACGTGTCGCATGTCGACCGCGCGTTGCTCACACATAGAAAGGAACAAGCCACTATGCCTACTATCTCCAATGATCCGGTCTCACTTGCTGTGCGCGCTTACCAGGCAAGTGAAGGCCACGCCTTGAAGGCCGAGACTGCATTCGCGGCTTTCGTCTATCACTGCCAGGCGATTGTCAGTGATCCGGAACGCCGCACGTTCGCGCCGTCATCCGATTGGTCCCCGTGGGAACACTCCGAACGTAGGAAGGATGTCGCCAACGGGCTCCGCAAGGTTCTGTTCGGCAGTGATGAGCTTCCAAGCAAGGCCAAGATTGGCGCAACGCTGCACAACAAGGCTCGCGCCGAGCGTGCCAGGCAGCAACGCGCTTGTCTGCAAGCGGTCAACGCGCTTGCTGGCATCTACCGTGGCATGTCCACTACTGGCGCCGTTCCCGTGTGGAGCGGCACGGATTGGACACTGCCTCTCGACTACTTCCTTCCTGCCGATACTGTCGCCAAGGTGGACAAGGTGTTTATCCTCGGCGACAAGATTGCCAAGCCTACCGGGCCGGATGGGCGGTATATGCTGCCCATGACTTCCACCACCAGCGAACACACTGTGCGCTATGTGGAGGAAGATGCGGAAGGAAACGAAGTTGAAGCGTTCGCCAAGGTCAAGGTTACGCGCGATAGCATCGCCAAGATTGGCGCGCCACCACGTGAGGAACGCGAGACAGAGGAAGGCGAGAGGAACGAGGCAGATGCGCCTACCCGCGTGCCGCTTCCTCAGGCTGCGGCCGCTCTGCATTCCGCACTCGCCGCATCAAACTACGTTGTGTCTGGGGATGCGGCAGATGTGTTCCTCGACATGATCCGCGCATGGCGTGACGCTAGCCCTGCCAATCGGAAGGCGTTGCTGGATATCGCCACGGAGCAACCCATGAGTGAAGGCGTCTCGCAGAGCATGGCGTGACACTCGGCCAGCCCCACACGGAAACCCCGTGTGGGGCTTTTTTTGTTCCATCCCTAGGCATTCTTGCGTATCCCCCCTGACTGCATGCTTATCCGCCCATCCCTCCCCGGCACAAATAATGCGTGCCACCTAGACGCGGATGGCCTAGCATGTCCTGCCATGCAGACAGACAGGCAGGCAGGCAGGCAGGCAGACAGGCATGCAAGTTGTGGGTGCCCCATGATGTCGTGACGCAAGTAATGTGGGGTGTCAGGCTTGACAGTAATGCATTTGTGTGGTATATATACAGACAAGTCGTGGGGTGACTGCACAACGTGTGCATATTCTTCCACGATAACCTGTGGCAATGGTGCCGCAGGTTGTTGGAAAGGAGACACAACAAGTGGCCAACCAGAAGGAAGTGCGGCGCATTGTTTCGCAGACTGCGCAGGTTCCGTCAAACACGCGCATCAATCAGGTCGTGATCAGGGAGTATCACGGCTGCATCAGTGTGGATGTCGTGACCAACGATGGCGAGACGCTCTACCTGTGCGACTTCAGCCTTGATGACATGCGGGCTGTCGTCGATCATGCGCAGCGCAACATTGCTGCAATGAGTGCGCTGCGCAATGCGCGCAACAACAAGATTGAGGCGGTGCAGGCTGTCCGCGTGCTCACTGACTGCAACCTTAAGACCGCCAAGGACATCGTTGAAGCGTTGCTGAGGCAGTAGTGCTACGGGAGCGAGCACAACTTGTGCTTGCTCCCTCTCGAAGAACCGCTGCATGGTATGGAGGGTTGACATGACATTCGATGAAGCGTGCCGCGTTGTTGTGCAGGCAGCCAAGGGTGCGAGTCCTACACACCTGTTGCAGTATGCTGCGGCCTACGCACGGACTGGCATGGGAATGACTGGTGAGAGGCGCCGCGTTCAGGCGCTCTACATCCTGTCCAACCTGAGAACGTGGCGTGGTGAGGAAGCACAGACTGTGAAGGCTGTGCTGCGTGAAGCCGGCAAGAAGGTGTGACGATGCGTGATTGGAAACTGTGGCTGCACGCACTCGTTGACGTGGCCGCCCTGCTCGTCATACTGTGTGTGCTGATCATAGGCGTGACGCTACTGTTCGGCTCCGAACGGCAGGCCAATGATCTAGGCCTGTTCGTCATGTCCATACGTCGCAGCCTCGGGCTGTAGTGCATGGGTGGGTGGCTGCACAAGTTGTGCAGTCACCTTTTCCTGATGAACGGCTGTCTAGGAAAGGAGGCAGACATGAAGCGCGTTCACATTGGTTCTGTGTCCTCAGGCACGACACGGTTAGAGGACATTGGTCCGGCCGTCCTCGACGTAGCACTTGATGTGCTGCCGAGTGATGAGGAGTTCGATAAACTGCTTTGTGACGCTCACGAGGCAGACGATCGTGCGTGGTCGGGCGAATATGACAGTGAAGTGCTGGATGAACTCATTGACGCAATCAATGATTTCTGCCCGCCATACGTGTATTTCGACGCACACCCTGACGACCCTGCCGATTATGGCTTCTGGCCAGCCTTCAATGCCATCGAACAAGATGTGCGCGATGGCGTGATCCTCAAGACAGACGGTAACGTGCCCGAGGATTGGCGTGGTTACGTGTTGCAAGTGAACGACCACGGCAACATGACGATGTGCTTTGCAACACAGAAGGGAGTGGAAGTGCTATGGGACTGCGTGTGACAGGTGGGGAACACTTGCACAACCAGCATGTTCGTTGGGACACGCTCAGCGCCGACCAGTATCGTAGTTGGTTATACATCCATGACTGCATGAAGGCAGCAGGCTTCAAGATCGCCGCTTACCACATGGCAGAGATTGTGCGCGTGGTAAACCACCCCAAGGCGCTGCGTGCATTAGGGCATGCATGGCATGAATACACTGCAAGCAGAAAGGAGGTCTGACATGTTCCAGAAGCGGCACTTCAATGTGTTGGCTGCGTGGGTGTGCAGCCGTGCTGATGTACCAGAAGCGGCATGCTTGTCACTGGCACTCATGCTGAAGCAGGACAACCGTCACTTCAAGGCCGTGCGCTTCTTCCAAGCGTGCGGCTACAGTCGAGATGATGCGGACAGGCTTGCAGAACGTGTGGACAAGGAGTGCGGGATATGAAGTTGAACCCTGACTTCAAGGCCAAGTGGGTTGCCGCATTGCGTAGCGGCGACTACAAGCAAGCACATCATTCCCTTGTCGCTTGGGGTCCAACACTTGAACATGGCCCACGTGCCTTTTGCTGTCTCGGTGTTGGGTGTCTCGTGAGTGGCGTGGACCCGAAGGAACTTCGCAACCTCGACGTGCCTGCGAGATCACATGTAGATGGCTGGTGGGACGGCGACGGTGGCCCTTATCCCTCACCGCATGACCCTTGGGTGCTTGTAAATGGTGTTGAATGTAAGTTGTCCGAGGTGAACGACAACCTCAAGCTGAACTTCGCACAGATCGCAGATATCATCGAGCAACAACTGTGACATGCACACACTCCCAATGCAGCCGAGGCGTTCACTCACTGTGCATCGCCTCGCTGACTGCTGGATTGTCTGGTTGTCAGGGTCACACTTGACAGTAAACCAGACATACGCTATACTCTACGACAGTGGTCACGTAGAATATGTCAAGCAGACAAGTGACCACTACGACGTGGTGCGCATTGCACCACAAGAGCAACAGAAGGAGCAGAACAATGAATGATGTCGAGATGGAGCGTGCGCTCCGCACGGCCACTGCATGTGCTAAGGACACAGTGGCAAAGGCATGGCTTGAGTTTGAGCCCGATGCCTACAACCCACAACCTGAGATCCGTTACACCAACCGGAGTGTGTGGGAACTCACACTCTGCAAGGATGGGCGTGCCTTCATGTCGTGCGGCCCTATGCTGTCACAAACAGTGGCAGACATGGTGCGGCAGATCAGCAGCCACTTCAACAACAAGAAGGAAGCGGTGCTGCTGCTTCAAGCCTCTGCTGGGGAGGGCTGAATGGCCACGTTCACAGACAAGCTAATCACGGCCTTCCGCAACCTTGGCGTCAAGAACGGCACCAAGCATCCTGCGGTCATCAACAGCCCGGACGTGCAGGCTGCTGTCGAGTATGCTATGGCGTCCGCACTAGCGAAGGCCGCAGAGGAACGCAAGCAGGTGGCACGACTGGCGCTGCTGCCTCTTGCTGAGAAGCACCACGCTGACCTTGGAACACATGTTGTTGTTGACTCGCCATTCGTCACTGCTACTGTGCAAGTTGTGCGCGGTGCGCGGCGCTTGGACGAGAAGATGCTGCTGGACAACATCATGAAGCAGTGCAACCTTGACAAGCGTGCAGCACAACATGTGATTGACCAAAGCAAGGTCGCTGGAGACAACCAGTTGCGGCTGACTGCCACATTGGCAGAGTAGCCCACTGCGTCCAGGAGTGGGGAGCGTTCTCCTTTCCGCTAAGTCCCCTGATGGCAGCGTGACGCGCTGCGTGCCGTGAGGAATAACCCCACTGAGCGGCACACTTGTTTCAACCATTGGAGCCTTGCATGAGCAATGTCATATCCCTCAAACCCAAGTCTGTAAGCGGCCGTGCGCGCAACTGTGCATGGTCGTATAGTTACGACCGCAACACACGCACGTGGACGTGGCGTGTTGAAGTGGCGCTTGCTCCGCAAGTGTTCACTGGTAGTGCTGCTTCTGAGCGTGAAGCCAAAGAAGCAATCTACGCAATCACGCACAGCAAGAAGGTGCCCAACCGGTCATGAACGACACGCCGTTTGACCGGCAACTATTCGTCACCATGACACCTCAAGAACAGTTGGCATGGCTGAACCAGTTGCGTGAACGCAGGCTGGCAACCGTCAGATTGTATCAACAAAAGATGGCACAGATTGCTGCCGACAAGCGTGCTAAACTGACTGCTAAGTTGGAGCGTGCGTTTGTTGCAATGGAGAAGGCATACGCCAAGTTCGATGAAGCATCAACCAAACTGGATGCGCGCATCACTACAATGCATGCCCTGCTTGCCATGACAGAGGACACAGACGACGATGAGGAACAACGAGATACGGGAACTGCTGAGGGGGAAGATTGACCCCGCAGTGGGCAAGGTGCTCATTGCGCTCAATGAACGCCTGGCTGCGCAGCATCAACAGATCATGGAGTTGGCGCGCATGCTTGATACCTTGGCCACTGCACTACATGTGCAAGCACAGACTGTGCAAACCATGCAGGGCATGATGCCCGCCGCACTGGCCGCCAAGAAGTTGTCTATCAAAGTGGGCAGCGAGGAACACGAAGATGTCCCGCGTTGAAGTGCGGGTGGCAACGGCTGATGAGTATGAGCAGGGCAAGCGTGGCAAACTACGCACGTTCGACTACACCAAGTTGAACGCGCTCACGACTTGTCCAGTGTGGGGGTTGACGCGCTACACACACCACAAGACAACCAGCATCGCACCTGATGCTGCGCCTGCACCACTGCGGGCAGGCAAGGTGCTACACGAGTGCTTTGCCGCCATCCGTCTATGGACGCTTGGCTATGCACAACATGAGTGGGAACTGTATGAGACAGAAGGCGTCAGGCTGTTTGGTGCTGACCGCTTCCAGGCACTCAAGGATGTGGCACAACAAGGCTTCAAGCAGAGTGACCTCAACGCCTCTCTGCGCAACACCGCAATGGAGTGCTTGGCAACCGCTGACTATGTAGAGGATGCAGATGACAAACGACGCACCTATTCTAATCTCGAAGGCAGCCTGCTCTATTACGTTCAACGATGGGACCACACTCGATATCCCGTCTGGGTCCCGAGTGCAAATAGTGCCGATGGAACATTGGAATGTGGGCCGCAACGAGGAGGGCGTGTCTCCGGCATTGAGCGCCCATTTGCTCTACACATTAGTTGTGCCGATGGGAGCTTTGCGCCCTTCCTCTACATCGGACGCATTGACGGCATCCACTACGACCCTCGCACACAACAAGCAATCGTGATGGAGAACAAGTCAGCCACGCGGCTCAACGACGCATGGCGCTTGTCGTTCCATACGTCACCACAAGTCACAGGCTACACTGTGGCAGGCTCACTGCTGATCGAACAACCTGTGCAACGTGCGTGTGTCATTGGCCTTGCACTACCACTGCCGCGTGTGTTGTCCGAAGGCCTTGCCATTGAGATGGTAGAGCGTCACACTGAACAGGTGAACTTGTGGATGGATTGGGTGTTGTACACTGTCGAACTGCACGACAAGTGGCAGGACCAGCCTATGCAGGCACCTAGGCACTACCAATCGTGCAATCGCTACTTCCGCCCATGCCCGCTTGTGTTCTTGTGTGCATCGCCTGCCGATGAGCGTGAGGCTATGTGGACAGACATGCACACTGACGTATGGAACCCCCTGCATGGAGAGGACAACGAATGACAATCACCATTGGCTCATTCGACGTGCAGCCAGGCACAGTCAAACAACAACTGTTGACCATGCTGTTGTGGGGCAAGCCGGGCTGCGGCAAGACCGTGCTGGCAGGCACGGCGCCAGGGAAGCGGTTGTGGTTGCAGTTTGATCCTGCGGGCACGGCGTCGCTCACTCCTAGTGACGACAACATGATCGTGGACTTGTCAGGCATTGACCCTAAGCGGCTTGATGTGCTCAAACAGGGCACAGCGTTTGAGGCTGATCTGGTCAAGTTGCTGCGTAACAACGACAACATCAAGACCGTCATTGTTGACAGCCTAACATCACTAGGACAGGCAGCCCTGACGTATGCCATCCTTAGTGGCAAGGCCAACAAGGGTGCATTCAAGGCCACACTAGAAGATCCCGGCCAAAGTGGCTTTGGTGTGCGTCTTGCAATCGTGCAGGACTTCGTGAAGTTGGCGCTGCGTGCGTGTGCTGACTACAAGAAGCACTGCATCTTCATCTGCCATGAGAAGGATGCACGCGCTGAGAGTGTGAACGGCAAGAGCATGGTGGTAGAAATCACCATGAACCTTGGCGGTCAACTTAACAACAACGTTGGGCTAAGCATCAGTGAGTTGTGGTATGTAGAGGACACAGGCAAGCAACGCTTGATCTACCTGCGCAACCACGGTGTGAAGCGCCCAATGCGCACACGCATGTTCTTGGTCCCGCCAGACAAGCAAACGCTTGTGTGGGAGTATGACCAAGCAACCGGCACTGGCGACACCATCGCCAAGTGGTATGCTGCATGGCAAGCCAATGGCTTCAACAAGTTGCCGCTTGGCGCAAAGGTCATAGACCGGCCCGCCGAGCCACCAACCACCGAGGGTTAGTGTCCTCGGGGAGTAGTCCACACAACATGTAGTGGGTTGACGCTATGTGTGGACTGACCTATGGTCAACCCGCCCACAACAAGGAGCAAAGATGTGAGCGAACTTCCTAGCGTAATGGAACTTGACTTCGACCTCAACGATGCGAAGCCGCCGGTACCGCTGCCGGAAGGCGAGTATCGTGCAACGGTGCGTGCGATTGAGCGTGCCATCTCCAAGAACAGCGGCAAGGACATGGCTGTTGTTGACTACTTCGTGTCGCCCGACCAGTTTCCGCCGGACTTCACGGACGGCAACCCGGATGGTGAAGTGTTGCGCACCTACATCAGCATGGACATGTCCGTGCCGCGCAACCGTTACCGGTGGAAGCAGTTGCATCAGATGCACGGCGTGCGCATCATTCCTGGTCGCCTTGACCTGACCGCCTTCATCGGTCGGGACGTGATCGTGCAGGTCACGCATGAGGACTATCAGGGCGAACCGCGCCCCCGTGTCAACCCGATCCGCGAGGCGTAAAAAACCTCTTGCGGAGACTGCCACGGCACGCTATGTGTGTGCCGTGGTCCCTACCACAACGACCCTAGGAGACTAAAAGTATGCCCAAGACCACTGGCGAGAAGCGTACCGCCGCCAAGCGCACCGCTCCGATTGAGCGGACGCTGTATGTCGTGTTCCAGCCGGGCACCAGCCCGGACTTCATCAAGCAGGTGAAGGAGAGCATCCGGACCCTGACTGGCAACGGCCGCGTCGTCATTGACGCATTCCGTCAGGGCGATCAGATGCCCATCCTCCCGCTCACGGTGGACGTGGAGCGTCGCCCGCGCGTTGCCGGTGCGCCGGAACTCCCGACTGCTTGATGCAGGTGTGCTAGTGCCCGTAGGGTGCTCGCAGCGGCCTGAGTAGCGAAGGCAGCACAACGGGGCGGCAGGCTGATCACCTGCCGCCCAACCTGCTACCGCAAGGAGCACACACAATGAGTAACAAACCAACTCGTGTTGAAGTGCGCGTTCCTACCACACCATCACTGCGTGGTGCAGGCGTTGAGGCGAAGCGATACAAGTCCACAATACGGTTGACTGAGGACGACTACACAGTACTGGTGGCTGCGGCTGAGAAGGCAGGCGTGCCGCTGGCCACATTCATGCGCACAGTGATTGTTGATGCTGCGGCACTATATGTGTCAGGGGATTGGTCCAATGAAACTGAATGAACAGCAGCAACGCGCGGCTGATCGCTGCTTGGGGCTAGACCCCGACCACAAGTGGCGCGTTGTGGCTGTCACAGGCCCGGCAGGTACCGGCAAGACAACCATTATACGCACAGTGTATGAGCAGTTGGTTGACGCTGGCTACTCCCCTACTATCGCTGCACCGACTGGCAAGGCAGCACGTCGTGTGATTGAAGCAACCGGTTGTCCTGCCAAGACCATCCACATGTTGTTGGAGTTCCCTCGGCCAAACGAGCTTGACCCAAAGACGGGCAAGTATCTCGATGTCACACTGCCTAAGCGCAACAAGAGCAACCCACTGGAACACGACACGGTTATCGTTGATGAGTATGCAATGGTGAACCGTGACCTACATCGCCAGTTGGTGGATGCCATGCCCACTGGCAGCCGACTGTTGGTGTTCGGTGACAACCAACAACTGCCGCCCATCGAGCCTAGGCAAACAGGCAAGCCTCCCATCTTCAAGGAGTTGCTTGACAAGTGTAATGGCATCGTGCTTGACACAGTGATGCGGCAGGACGCTGACAGTGGTGTGCTAGCCAACGCTAAACGCATCCTGCAAGGTGTGGCACCTGTTGACAATGATGACTTCTTGCGCATCATCACAGACAAGCCCATTGATGCGCTGGTAGCAGAAACGCAACGCCACGACTTCCGCAAACTGTCCAACCAAGTCATCGTGCCTAGCAACAATGGGTGGACTGGTACAGCCAAGTTGAACATCCTGTTGCAGATGTTGTTGTGGCCAGAACAGCGTCCAATGCTGTCGCTGCCTCGTCATCCGTGGAGCCGATACAAGGACTTCGTTGCCGTTGTTGGCAATCAACGCATCCCGTTCAAGGCAGGACTGTCTGTTGGTGTTGGCGACAAGGTGATGATGACCAGCAATTGGTATGACTTGGAGTGCGCTGACGGCACGTATGGAGTGATGAATGGCGAAGTGGGCATTGTCATTGACATTGACGAGGAACTCGGCGAGGTGGTTGTTGACTTCGACAACCGCGTATGCCGCATCCCACCAATCGTGCAGACAGTGCATGAAGGCCGCGTGCGGACAGGGTATCCACAGAAGGACTTGGAACTGGCGTATGCTGTAACGACGCACAAGATGCAAGGCAGTGAGTGTCAGCACGTCTGCTATGTGCTCAACAAGTCAGCCATCAGCATGTGCAACCGCCGCAACTTCTACACCGCTGTCACACGAGCACGTAAGTCTGTAACACTCATCACCGACACCAAGGCATTGTCCATGTCTGTGACCCGCAAGGAACCGATGGAGTTTTCACGATGAAGTTCATCTTCCTCAATGGTCCTGCCCGCAGTGGCAAGGACACTGCCTGCAATGCTATTCTGTCCATGCGGCATCCATCAATACGGGTGATGCGACGCATGTCTGAACCACTCAAGGCTGGTGTTGCACGCATCTTCTGCTGGACTGCTGAGCAGCACCGCCACTTTGAGGAGCACAAGGACTCACTTGAGGTTGGTGACACCAACAAGACGTATCGTGAGTGGCAGATTGCCCTGTCTGAGGACTTCCTCAAGCCCAAGGCAGGACAAGACATCCTTGGTCGTCTATTCCTGCAATACTGCTTGCAACATGGCTCACCGCACCACGTGTGGGTGTGCCCAGATGCAGGCTTCAAGGCAGAGATCATGCCTATACTGCGTGTGTTCAAGCCGCACAACTTGTTCCTCATACACGTTGTGCGCCCCGGCACTGACTTTACCAATGACAGCCGCAGTTACTTTGAGTTGGAAAAGGTAACCACCATGCAACTGCACAACTTTGGTGAACGCCACGAGTTGGAAGCAAACGCTGCACGGTTTGCACGCCTTTGGCTGGACTCGTTCGCATGACAGTAGGACACATCAATCGTCAACTAGTTGAGAAGTGCCAGCAACTAGGGCTAGAATATGACTGTCTAGCAGATGGCACTAGCGACGCAGAGCTTGCCATCGTAGCCGAGGCGCCTGGTGAACGTGAAAGTGAGATGAAGTTGCCACTTGTCGGCAAGTCAGGACAGATTGTGTGGCGCACCTTGGAGAAGCTTGGCATCCGGCGTCATCAGTGCTACGTAACCAATGTCGTCAAGCGGCAACTTGTCTCACTGTCTGGCCCCAAGTCAGGCATCAGCAAGAACGAGGAACAACACTGGCATGGCCTTGTGCGTTGGGAGTTGAAGCAACTGCCCAACCTCAAGTATGTACTGGTGATGGGCAACAAGGCGTTGGAGGCGCTGGTTGGCATTACTGGCATTGACGCTTGGCGAGGCACAGTCAAGTTGGTAGATGGCATCTACTACTGCATGACCTACAACGCAGCACACGTCATCCACAAGCCATCACTAGAACGTGTGCTTGCACTCGACGTGGCCAAGTTGGACCTTGTGCGGCAGGGCAGGTGGCAGGATCATGAAATCACCACACTCATCAACCCATCACCGAGTGAGGCCATTGCGTGGTGTGAGAAGATGATACAGGAGGCCAAGCCTGTTGCCTTCGACATTGAGACCATGAGTGGAGAGACTGCGTGTGTAGGGTTCGCCAACGACCCACACACAGGCATGTGCATCAACTTCCGCACACGAGACACGCACACATATAGTGACCGTGACGAACAACGTGTGCGTGTGGCCATACAGCGTGTGCTCCGTCATCCTCGTGTACAACTCATAGCACAGAACGGCGCGTTCGACTGTGCCTGGTTGTGGTATAAGGACCGCATCAAGGTTGACCCATTGTATATGGACACCCTACTTGCACATCATACGCTGTATCCTATTTGGCCGCACAGTTTGGCCTTTCTGACTTCGCAATACACCACGCACCCCTACTACAAGGACGAGAAGGATGCGTGGCGGGAAGGAGGCGACATCAACCAGTTCTGGGAATACAATGTGCGTGACTGCTGCATCACGTTGAGTGCTGCTACTGCTATGGAGCAGGAGTTGAAGCAGCAGAACCTGTGGGACTTCTTCACTGGTCATGTCATGCGGCTACAGACAGTGCTAGTCAGCATGACTGTGCTTGGCAATCGCATTGACTTGCAGATGAAGGCAGAGTTGGCAGCCAAGTTCGAGGCTGAAGTGGAGCAACTACGCAAGCAGTTTGAGAAGGAAGCCGCCGAGGCTGTAGCTGATCCTGACTACAAGGTCAATCCGTTGTCATGGCAACAACTTGGTGACTGGATGTTCCGCAAGTTGCGGTTGGTAGGACGTTCCACGTCCACTGACGACAGCAACAGACAATACATCATCAACTCTCCACGCACACCAGAGAAGGCTCGCCAAGCGCTCGTCACGCTCAACCGCTTCAAGGAACAGCACAAGCTGCTTAGCACATACATCAACGCCAAGGTGGACGAGGACGGCCGGATGCGCAGTGACTACAAGCAGTTTGGCGTGGTCACTGCACCGGGCAGGCTGTCTAGCAGCAAGACACTGTGGGATAGCGGCATGAACCTACAGAACCAGCCTGAGAGTTTGCGTGGCCAGTTCATTGCTGATGATGGTTGCTGCTTCGTCTATTATGATGGAGCACAGGCAGAAGCACGCATCGTGGCGTGGGAGGCACCTATCCCCAAGTGGCAACATCAGTTCGAGATGGCACGGCTGCATCCGGGCACGTATGACGCACACCGGGCCTTGGCTGCGGAGATGTGGCACATTCCATACGACGATGTGCCCAAGAAGGACTGGGATGAAGTAACCAACAAGCACACACTGCGCTACATCGCCAAGCGTTGTCGGCACGGGCTCAACTATCGTATGCAGGCTGCACGTCTGGCAGAGGTGACTGGTCTAACACTAGTCGAAGCAACAGAAGCATACAACGCATACCACAACGCCACACCGGAGTTGCGTAAGTGGTGGCAAGACGTGATTGATGAAGCACGCAAGAACCGCATGGTGTTCAACTGCTATGGGCGTAGGCTTGTGTTCCTGGGCAGCACACTTGACGAAGAGCTGCTCGACGCCCTGATTGCGTTCAAGCCGCAGTCAGGACTTGGTGATCACGTGACTCGCACCATGTATCTATGCCATGATGACCCTAAGTGGCCAATCAATGCTAGAGTAGTGTTCAACAACCACGACAGCATCACAGCCATGTGCCGCATTCAAGACAAGGAGCGCGTTGCAGTCATTATGAAGAAGTATGCAGAAGCACCGCTGCTCATCAAGGGGCAACAACTTATCATCCCTGCGGATGTCAAGGCTAGTGTACCAGATGCGCAGGGTGTGCATCGTTGGAGCAACCTGAAACCGTTGGAGGTGTGACCATGGTTGACGCCTCAAACACAGGCAAAGAGCAGCGTTGTGCTATGAAGAACACACTATCACTAATCGCACAGGAGTTGCGACGGCTCAAGCCTGAACAACTCAGGCAACTGAGTGCGATGCTGGGCTATCGCCCTATACCAAAGCCACGCCAGCCCAAGCGCAAGGCTACTGCTGACATGGTAGAACAAGTAAGGCTTGGACGGGAACAAGGGCTGACGCAAAAAGAGATTGGTGAGTTGCTAGGCCGTGATGAGACATGGGTTCGTAATGTGATCTATACCTACAAGTTGTCGCAGGGCTCTCTTGCATCTATGCGCGCAATGAAGTCTGCCGTCACGCGACAAGCACAAGTAGTGCATAGCAACTACGAGAACAAGAGCACAAGCAAGGAGGACTAAATGTTCCGTCCTAAGGAGTCCACCTTCTTGCACCACTACATGCAGTGGTGCAGTGGGCTAGAAACTAACCGCAACTATGACCTGTGGGGAGGACTGTGGGTCCTCTCCAATGCAGTCAGCCGTGTAGCAGTGGTTGACCGCCCAAGCATTCCCGTGTTCCTCAACCAATACATCATCTTCGTTGCTGAGAGTGGCATCACACGCAAGTCAACAGCAGTCAGCAAGGCAGAACAGTTGTTGTCACAGTTCCAAGACCCCTACCGCATTGACATTGCTGGCAGGGTGACAGCCGCACAGTTGCAGAACGCACTCTCCAAACTGCCTAAGGACGCTCCTCACAGTCACATTGCCATCACTGCTAGTGAGTTGGTGACTGTGTTAGGCAAGGATGGCGGCACCTACAACATTCCAGGACTGCTGACTGACTTGTATGACTGCCCCAACCTCCGCACACGGGTCATTGGCGGCGTGCGCCTAGTCATTGAGCGTGTGTATCCCACACTGTTGGGCGCATCAACGCCAACATGGCTGGCACAAGCAGTGAACCCTGCCGTCATTGAGGGAGGGTTCACCAGTCGTTGCCTGTTTGTGTATGAGGAACGGCCAAAGAAGATGGTCCCGTGGCCTGATCCCATGCCCAAACTCGAGATGCTTATGCTTGAGCAGTTACGGGATGCACGCACAAAGGCAGAGAAGGTGCAACGCATTCAGTTGAACGAGAAGGCCAAGGCGTTCTTCACGTTGTGGTATGTCAATCGGCCAACACCACCTGCATCTGATGCGTTTGCGATGTCATTCTTTGCACGTGAGGATCATCACGTCCTACGTGTGGCAGGACTGTTGGCAGTCAACGACGGCTCGTTTGAGGTGCAACTGTCACAGATGAAGTCTGCTATCGCACTCATAGAGAGTGTGAAGCGTGGTGCAGGTGACTTGTTCTCTATCAGCCTGCATGAGCGCCGCCTGCTAGCAGGCGTGGACCGCCTAATAGCAGTGCTCATCAAAGCAGGCAGTCAGGGGATGACCAAATCTGAACTCGTGTTCAAGCTGCGTGAATACATGAACATCACGGAGCGTGACATGCTGCTAGACCTGCTGCACGAGTTGGACATGGTGCAGAAGTTTGAGTTGCGTGGCACCCCTGGCAGGCCAACCTTCCTCTACAGGGGCACCACGCTACTGCTAGACAACGAGGCGCGCCAACAGTTCACTGAGCGCGTGAAGGCTGTGTTGGCGTAAACTGCTTCATGCCGCGTGCCGGATTGAAGTTCTCCATGCGGAACTGTATACCAAACTGGTCACTGATCTGCTGTTCCAACTCTACAATGCTCTCCACCACACGGATGTTAGTCTGACGGATGCGTTCAGATATCCAGTTCTGGCCTGCACGCAACGCCATAGGATCACGACGCAACATGGTGTCACTGTTGAGTGCGGTCATTGCTGAATACAAGCTGTTGCGTTCATCACGCAGTGTTTGCATGTTGTTGAACCCGCGCACCACCTGCTGCACAATCGCACGCATAGGTGCTTGGTCCTGCGGCGGCAGGCGGTCCAACCAGTCATATTGTGCCTCAACGAACCGTTCACGACTAGTTCCCAGCACGCCAGGACGTGTCACGTCACGACTGCCCTGTTGCAGTTCACGCATCTTACGCTCAACATCTCGCACATACTGTGACGTGATATCGAATGACGGCTGTCTGCGAGGACCGGATAGCAGTGGGGTAGTCATAGGCACACGGTCCCCAAACCGCTGTCCGATCATGTCTCCCACTGCTGACAGTGTAGGCCGCGCTTCTTGTTGCAGTCGGCGCTGCGCACCTTCCAGTGCTTCCTGGTCCAAGAACAGTGGGAGTGTCTGCGCCACAAACTGTCCCACACTGCCCCAACTGTTCAACACGTTGACAAACCAGTTGGGCATGTCATCAGTGAACGTCTGTCCACCACTGTATCCGCCAACACCACGACGTTCTGTGGGCTGCAACGACGGCTGGATGCTGATGAAGTCTCGCATGTCGTAGCCTGCTGCGCCAACGGCGGTGGCAACAAGTGGCGGAGGCGCCAACTCACCCATACCGCGTTGGAATGCTTCCCACATGTTGTAGGTGTGGCGTTCCTCAATCATGCGACGCAGCAAGTCGCGGTGTTGACGCATGCCTTCGGAGTAGAACCTTGGGTCATCTGCTCCCAACGCAGTCAACAAGACTGCCTGCGCACCAGCGACGACGGGACTCAGAGGATGGTCGTAAGCAACCCGCAAGGCCTGTTCGGCAGGCAGCCCCGGCAGGTAGAATGGCAATGTGCCTGCCACACGGTGCGGTGCGTTGAACACCAAGTCTTGCACGCGCGTAGGAGGCAAGCCCTGTGCAATGTCTTGTTCATCCTGCACCATAGCGTTGTAGAGCGCCAACGTGGTCGGCACTATAACACTGGTAACCATAGCCATCGTTGTGCGCAGCGGGTTCTCACGGAATGCATTGCCGTATGCTGCTAGCCCTTGCTTAGTGACGGTGGCATATGGCAAGGTAGACTCAATGCCTTGCACACTGCGGTTGGCCGGGCGCAGCGCAGGATCACCAGTGATGCGCCGCACGCGGCTAGTAAGCACGCCAAGAGCTTGTTCACGTGTTGGCGATGCGCCTCTTTGTGTAGGCCCAACGCCACGATCTTCAGGCCGAACGTTATACATGCGCATGTAGTCATCACGGTTGAGGCGGTACACCATAGACTGCGGAGACGACGCTAGGATGTCCAACGCCTCACGTGCAAGCTGATACGTCTCTATAATCTTTGCGCCAAGTGGGCTACGGATTGTTGCATCACCAACCAGTTCCCGCAACTCACGCAGGTTGGTGGGCATGTTCCAGTCGCGCGGCCGCACCGCTTGGTACGAGGGCGACAGTGTGGACACTGTAGGCGGGGCGCCTCCTGTGAAGTCACTACCTGTGATGCGGTTGTTGCCGATAGCGCCCATACGACGCATTTCAGCGTAGATGCTGTTCTCATATATCTCGTCAAGACGGCGCAGCAGTGCTGACAGCCGTGGACCGCCAACCATCTTGCGGATGATGCTGCGATCAGACAGCAACTCACGGCGGGTGACATCAGACAACACACGCACAGACATTGCAGCGTAGTCTTGTGCCAATGCTGCGGCAATGCCTGCATACATGGTAGGGTCAAAGACGCCCAGAGTGAGGCGGTCATTAGTAGCACGACGCAACAAGCGATCCAATCGGCCAGTGGCTAGCCGGTTCATTGGTGCAGCAGTCATCAATGCCGTAGTATACATGGCTGACAGGGGTGCATGTATTGCACCAGTCAATGCAGCCAGCACCCCAGTTGTCATGTCCTGCCACCATAGCCGCGTGGTGTTAAGGATGCCGCCTGCCATGGTAGGAGCATTGCGCAGTGCTGCGTAGACCTCAGGCACATATATCTGTGTGCTGTATTGCTCTCCGTTCTCCCACCACCTAATGGTGTTGGCACGGTCATCAGGACTAGGCACATCGCCGCGTTGCACAGTGCCAATGATGTTCTTGGACAGTCGAGGGTTCTGTGTAGGGTTCTGCCGTGCGGCAGCCTGGATGCGCTCCAAGCCACGGATGACGTTGCCGCGTGCGCGGTTCAACTCTGTTTCAGTAATCATGCGGATGTCGTAGTCCAACCGAGCGTCCACATACGACTGTGGACGGTCGCTCAGACCTCCTTCCTGCACACGGCGCAGCGACATGTAACCGGTGTTCACATCGTATGGGTTGTAGTCTGGCACATAGTGGACATTCGCGTTGCGCCACTTAGCAGCCATAGCAGGCGTGATGCGCCCAGCACGCACAAGATACTGGCGTCGGCTCTCCGCCCATGCAGCATGTTCGTTGATGTACTCACGCACCTGTGGCGACCGGCGCATGATCGCTGCCAAGTCTGCCTCAATGGATGCCAACGAACGGTCGGTCATGCCTACACGCGCAGGCTCGTTAGGAGCAATGCGCGACATGGTGCCTACTGCCGCTGCGCGCTGGCGGTTGGACAACTCATCCAGCAAGGCTTGCACCTGCACAACGTCTGCATGTAGTGTGGGCTGCTCACGGATGAGCATCTCCATGCGATCCTGCAACTCACGTTGTGAGAACACAGTGCGCTGCGTGCCATCAGGCATGCGGACCGTGCGCAGGTCATAGCCATCTGGGGCAACCCCACGCTGCAATGCTGCATGAGCACGGCTCTCACGCACTGCTCGTGCAATGGTCGTCTGCAAGTCAGCATCCAATGCAGCACGATCATTGGGTGTAATAATGCCAGCCCGCTCTGCTTCTCGCACAAAGCCCCGAGCCGCTGCACTCTCATCTACAACTTGTGTAGCCAGCCGCTCACCAATCGTGGGCTGCGCAATGTCAGTAGGTGGCGGGCTGCCGATAGCAACAGTGTCACGGTTCCGCAACTCCTCACGTGCTAGGCGTGACGCTTGCTGTTGGCGGAAGCCCGCAATGCCTGCGCCTACAGCACCAGCGGCAACCAACGCAGGCAACGCATTGTCACGTGCAACCTGCAACCATGTGCGGTCATCTGGCACAGGTTGTGCAGGTGTTGTGCTGTAGAATATTTGTCGTCCCTCAGGCGTTTCGGTCCAGAACCCATTGGGTCCACGCAGCGGATCCGCCGAAGGCGCCGGCGAGGCACCGCCACCACCACCACCACCACCACCCACCGCAGCCATCGGCGCAGCAGTTGCAGCCTCGGGTGGTGTAGGTGTTTGTGGTTGTGTAGTCGCCTGCCCGCGACTAGGACGCATCAATTGTTGTGTGCCATCTGGCAACTCAATCCAATAGTCATTGTCGCTCGGCTGCCCTGCTAACGCATCAAGGCCACTGAATGCCAAGTCAACGGCAGCACCACCTGCAATGTTTGCACCAATACGTCCTGTAGTAAGGGGCACTGTGACAGGTGTCAATGCTTCTGTAACGTTGATTGCCGCACGCACCGGGCGTGGTGCCTGCGCAATCGCTGCTCCAATCTGTGCTGCGCGAGGGATCAGTGAGGCTGGCACCCCTACCACACTGCCACCAATGATCTGTGCAAGTGCGGCGCGCGGGTCCTCCGTCAACGACGCGTCTTGTGTGCCAAGCAGGTTGTTGAAGAAGTCTCCCATGCGCATTGATGTGTCAGCAGCACGTTCGCTGCCAAGCATCCCTGCAATGGCAAACGGTGCTTGCGGTATCTGCGTCACTCCCCGCAACATGTTGCGGAAGTCTTGCCACTCCAACCTTGGGAACGTCCCTGCGTCTACACGCACACGATCACTCACAGCATCTACTCCTGCGACGGCGGACGGTTATTGCGCACAGCATCAAACGGAATACGGACACGTTCACGCTCACCAGGAACGATGACATAGATAGCACCACGCTCTGCACCAGCATACACAGAACCCGGAGGCAGCCGGTTGGTGATGTATCGTTGGATTTGTGCAAGGTTTGGCCGGTTGGGATCAGGCGGAAGCGTCATCAGCGTCCTAGCCGTTTCTGCGGCAGCACGCGCTTCTTGTAGTGCTGCCCCACCACCAACACTGGGTGTAGCAGGCGCAGCATCAACTGGTGCAGTAGCAGTAGGCGTTGTTGTAGGAGCCGTGACTGGCGGTGCGGTTGTTGGTGCAACAATAGGCGGTGCAAAGTCATCAGCCATGCTAGGAGGTGGAGCATTGCCTGGACGATTGGCCTCAAGCCATGCACGTTCATTGGCAATCTGAGCACGCTGGGCTTCGATGTCACGATACAACCGCTCAACCTGAGCACGTTGCTGTGGCGACATAGTGCGCACAGTTTCCTCGCTCAGCAACAAGCGTCCCTGTGCATCACGCTGCAACCGCTCTACAGGAATGCCTGCCATGCCTGCAAGCCGTTGCTCTTGCGCAGTCAAAGCAGCAGCACGTTGCATCAGCCCACGGCTTGCTGTAGCCCATTGCGCCAGCGTCAAGCTGTTGCGGTCTGCGTCACCTCTGCCAGCATTCGCTGCGGCTGCCCGTCGCTGCGCTGCCTGTGCAAGCGTGTTCTCAACATCAGCCTCTCGCCTGCGCACATCCAGTCCAGGCAGTTGGCCCATAGTAGCCAAGCCCTCAGGCGTAATCTGTTGACGACTCAAGTTGAACAGTGATGCATAGGTTGGGTTCTGCAACGCAACACGCGCGACTTGTGCGTCCTGTCCACGCCTAGCAGTGGCATCAGCCATTGCCGCAACTTGTTGCTGACGCTGCATGGCTTCACGCAAGAAGTCAGCGTACGCATCTTGTGCAGCAAGTCGGTCTCCTAGCGCACCAAGACGGTAGCCCACCAGCATGTTGGGGTCGTTACCGCCAATGCGGTTGCCAAGAGTAATCTCTAACGAAGAAGGTTGAAATGCACGGTAGTCAGGCATGGGGATACGGTAGGCAGTGCGTGGGCCAGTGCCTGTGGCAGGCATAACATTAGCATTAGCGTCATCGTCATCGTACATGCCCAGTGCTCCTTAGAACGGTGAGCCGCCAGCGTTCGCACCACCAACTGGGTTGAAGATGCTGCCAAGGTTGTACCCTGCTCCAGCAGTAGGTGCAGCATTCTGCTTACGCCACGTGCTAAGCACACTGCCAAAGCCACGTAGGGCTTCACCGAACTGGTCCAGACGAACTGGCAGGTTGTATGCGCTAGTGTTGTATTGTGCTTGCTGCGCGTTGAACCCAGCAGACTGCCCACCACGTGCAGCGAGCATGGCATCCAGGCCTTGCGACACCTGACTGGGACCACGGAATGCGTCACCTGCGTCACGTGTGATGGGCAGCAGCCTTGACAAGTCAGCCGTGTCACTCTGACGTTGTGCTGATCGCCGTTCCATTGCCATCGTTGGACCCATCAGGCGAGCACGTGCCAGCGCAGTACGCGTTCCAGCCTGCGCACCACGCCCTAGTGCATCAAGCCCTGCTTGGGCCGACGTTCCTTGGCGGATGGCATTCATGCCTAGCAGTCGTGCGAGGTTGTTGCGACCCTCCACTGCCTCAGCAACGTTCTGTTCACCTAGTGCGGCAGTCACACTATCGGTGTCATCGCCGCGTGCTGCCATCTCTCGCATGATGCGGTCAGCAAGCAGGTTCGCAAGGCGGCCCCGCCGGAACGTCTCAAGGTTGCGTTCTACACGGTCACTTTCATCGGCCGTGTATGCGCGCCGCTCGCCCGCATCGGATGCACGTCCAATGTTGGCAGCAACCTCAGATGGTTCAAGTACCCAACCAAGGCCAGGCACAAAACGGATGCGGTCGCCACGGCCTGTTGTGGTGCCCGCCGTGCCAAGTGCGCGTTGTAGTTCCAGTTGCTCACGGTTGATGCGGTTCTGCTCTTTGGCAACACGGTTGCCGCGCAACAAGCCCGCAAGTGAGCCTCCTAGACTTATTGCTGAACCAATGAGTCCAAACATTACAGCGTGCTCCCCAATCCACGGCGATCTTCTTCGTTACCACTGCGTTGTGGAGGCGCGAATGCCGCTATACGCGGGTTCTGCGCACCTTGCAGTCGGCCACCACGTGTCAGAATGTCGCCAATGTCAAAGAAGGACTGACCCGCCAATGCGTTCTGCGCAGCCCCAGGGATGCGCTCACCCAAGGTGTCAAGGAACGATTGCTTCTGTGCGGCGAAGGGCTCTAGTGAGAAAGAGCCTCCTGGCGTGTAACTCTGTGCAGCACTACGAGCACGGTTGCGGATGCTGCCAAACTCATCACGGATGCCTTGCAAGGCGTTGGCGACAAGGCTGTTGGCTTGTTGCCTGCCTGCCGTGTCCAACTCGCCAATACGTTGCATAGCCCCAGAGAAGCCTGTATCTGTCAGGTTGCCCCGTGCGCGGGCACGCTCTAGCGCACTCAATGCCTCCCCGCGTTGGGTGTTCAGCACTTGGTCTATAATGCTGCGCCCGGCATCATCAGGGATGTATCGCCTGTCGGCATCAGGACCAAACAATGCATCCACATCACGAGTGAAGCGATCACGACGATCTTGCCCACCTTGGGCTAGTGCCGCCTCAACTAATGATGGGCCGAAGTATTGGATTGGGCGTGTATCAGTGTCCGGCACACCTTGTGCTGTGCGATTGATGGCCTGCTCAATCAGGCTCATGTAGTAGTCTTGGTCATTGACGCCGCGACGTGCCAACGTGTCACTGGCAAGGCGTCGAGTGTCCTCAATCGCCAACGCAAGCCGTTCATTGCGCAATGCGCGATCTGCCTCTTCACGCTCACGACGAAGGCGCTCAGCAATTTCTGCGTCACTCTCACGTGGAGGTGCTGGCGGGGGCGCTGGCCTAGAACGCCCGCCACGAAGCAGTCTTGATAGCAAACTCATGTCAAGCCTCCATCACAAGATCACATTGGCAGACATTGTGAATGCTGCACCACCACTCAGCACAAAGCGAACAGCATTGATGACTGTTGTGGAACTGCGGTGTCCAGTGCCTTGGCGATGGTTCCAACTATCAGTGGCGTGTGGTGCCCGTGTAGCCCACTGCGCAGACTGTGCCCCTGCAATCCCTGCGGACGTGGCACCAGTGAACAGTCGCACAGAGCCGTTGAAGTATTGTGGTGTCACAACAGAGATCGGTCCTGCCAACTTCCATCCTGACGCAGTGCTGCTACCTTCGTATGCAGATGCAGTATTATTCAGTACTTGGTTTGAGTAGAGGTAGTTTGTGGTGACGTAGGTTGTGCCGTTGTCAGTTGACACTTGCAGCAGCAAGTCCTGTCCGGCAGTAGCCGGTGTGAACTGGTCAATCTCAAAGTCAATGGTTGGACGTGCTGGCAAGTTAGGCACTTCCAGCACAGTAATAGACATGCCGGACAATCTCCGCAACACAAACTTGCCTACAGCCGGGTGGGATGTGTCAATGAGCATGAAGCATGACGCAGTGGTGTTGTACACCACAGTCATGACAGCATCGGCAACAAACCGCCATCCGGGCACATCCACTAGAGATGTCCCATTCCACTCACGAATAGGCGTTGCACCCTGGTTGTTGACATTCAGTGTTACCGTAGTGGCTGACGCAGATGCCGAAGCGTTCAGCCGCATGCGGAACACTTGACCATTAGCGTACGCGATAGTTTCAGTGAACGTAAGTGCGTATGCGGTTGACGATGGTTGTGTGGTTTGCGTGACAAGTAGTCGCTGCAACTCGGTGATTTCGTCACGGGCGTGTGCCAACTGGTTGCGCACTGCCGACTTAGAGACAGGCACATTGTCAATAATGACTGCTGGGTTGATAACGCTAGTCATCGGCGCACGCCTCCAGGGATGAATGCAATGTTGATGCTGGACAAGGCAAAGTATGTCACGGCATTGCCTTCAAACTCGAAGGAGGCACGACGGAACTTACTTGGCCAGTTGTACAACTGCATGTTGTTGGTAGGAGCGTCTGCCTGCACCACATTGCCACCAAGGCCACCAATAGAGATTGGCACGTCCGACTCTGTGTTCACAGCGTCACCTGCTTCTGTGCCCAACAAGTTGGTGTTGGGGCCAGCAGGAGTTGCTGTCACCTCAAACGTGCTAGACAACGCCTCAGGTTCAATGAGGTCAATGTGCATACGCACAGTGAGTTGCGTGTTAGGCGGTGGGCCTGACATGCACTCCAACATCATATACCGCGAGTACTTGGTCTGCATGGGGCCGCCGAAGTCTAGCCAAGGCGTCCGCAGTCTGAATGGAATGGCAGTGCCGCCGGTCAACTCTGTTCCACGCCAGCCCTTGCCGTCACTAAACAGCGTGCCGTCACTCCACGCTTCCTCGCTAGGGAGCAACTTGTCACGGTAAGGGAACAACACGTTGCCTGTGTTGGAATACCTCCACACCGTGTAGCCTTCAACAAAGAATATCTCACCAGCCCCACTCTGGCATGCAGCACGGTAGGGCATGTTGTCCAGGTATCCCCACCGATCAGCAGGCGTGACGCCATCTTTGATGAGCGCATACACGTTGTTGTCTGTAGAAGGCCCAACACTGTTGGTCTTGGGCAAGAAGAACATCACGTGCCCATCAATGCGGTTGTGAACAGCAAACACATTCTGTGCTACTGTAGTGTTGCTGAGCTGCCGAATGGCGCGCTGCATAGTAGTGTCAATGTTTGTGCTGATGCGCTTTGGAGAGAACTGCCCTGTGATGATTGTGCGCTTCATACTTTCCACACCAAGGCGCGACAACACCACCACATCATCCCCAAGCGGCGCAATGCATCGGCCAGACAATGCCCCTATGCCTTGCAGTCGGTCCTCTACCTCAGGCACATGGTCATTGTTCTGATACTCACCCAACTTGACAACCAACACCTGCTCATCAAAGAACACCAGCAGCCTATCACGGAACGAGGATACTGCACGAATGATTGGAGCACCAATGTCCACATACTGACTGCATGGGAAGTTGGTTGCATCGTTTGGAGGTGGGTCGCCAAAAAATGTGCCAGCAGCGCCCTTTGCTCCAATGAACAGCGTGTCAGGCTCAAACTGTGTGCCTGCCAGCACTAGGTAGTTGTTGAAGGTGGTGCAGTGACGTGCGCGTGGCACATTCAAGTTACTGCCTGTGCCCAAGTCTTGTAGGTAGTTGGCTTGGTTGAACGCGTTGACGACGAGAGGCTTGTCAACACCATTGACAATAATCAACTCACCAGCGAACTGTGTGAACTCTGCATACTCCGTAGTGCTCCAACCGTTAGGCGACCCTGGACGACTTTGTGCGATGGCTTCATCCCATAGCAGGCTTACATCACCACCACGAGTGATGCGCCACACCTTACCCTCACGTGATACAGCAACGATTGCGTTGTTGAAGAACTCACACGCAATGAGTTGTTCATCAACGTCAGGTATGCGTGCAACCTCATGCGTGCCATGGCGTATGTGCGCCACGCCTTGTGTGGTCACAAGGATGTTGCGTGCATCAATGAGGAACCTGCTTGGCAAGTTGAGCGCGCTGTCCTCAGTGTTCAGCCCACCACTAAAGTCACGCGCAGTGCGCGTGATTAGGCGGCTGGTAGGACTAATGAAGTTGCGCGTTACCATCGCTCGTGCCACTGATCAGTGCCAAGCGGCGACCGCGGATCAAGTGCCAATGCAGCGTTGTCATGCATACGACGAAGTTGGTCTAGTCGGTCCATGAATGTGCGCTGCGCCACTTCCACTTCTGCAACGTTGGCACTGTCTGATGCTGCATACCGCACCACCACACCGTTGATGAGACAGATGTCATCGAATGGCACGGCTACAGTGTCATCCACGAACAGGTTCGCAGGGTCGGACCGCAGATGAATGTGCAACTCTGAACCAGTCGGCGTCACTGCGTTCAGCGGATGCACACGGAACACTCTAGTTGCGTAGTTGGGGTGCGTTACAGGCAACGGTTCAACAAACCGTGGCCGTGTTCCAGCAGTCACCATCTGCTGAGGCGACACACCTGCACCAAGTTGCGGCAATGGGAATGCATCGCGCCCATACCGCACTTGTCGAATGTCACGGAACCCTTCACGCAGCACAGGCAGTGCCACAGTCACCTGCCCTGTGATGCCATCTAGCACGCGCGTATGCCATGACATGAGATGGTCCCACCAACGATCGGTGCGGACCATTCCATACACTTCCTCAATCAACTCTGCAATATAGTCCTCGCTATACAACTGCGTGCCTAGTCCTGGCACTTGCCGCAACTTGCGGATGATGCGTTGTGTCAGGTCGGGCACTGTGCGAAATGGCATGCGCTATCTCCAAAAGAGCCGTGCAGGTTGCCCTGCACGGCCAAGTTGGGTTCACCCAAGGAGACTTACGCTAGTCTGCATGGTTAGGCAAACTGTGCCACGCCATGCAGGTTCGACCGGTCCACAATGACCAGGATGTCGAACGTGTTAGTGCCGTTGGGGATGACGGTCACAGGAAGATAGGTGCCGCGCACATCAGCGTTGTTGATGGTTGGCGCAGTCCCCGCCGCCAGCCCCGCTACGAATGTGCCAGCGTTGGCAGACGCAGCACCATTCTTCGTCTCGGCAACCATCTGGAATGCACGGAAGGGCAAGCCGAACACATCACGCCAACCAACGTCAATGGTGACACCAGCAGTGGCACCCCAGTCAATGCGGTCCACAAACCGGAACGCCTTAACGCCGAGCACCGGAGTTGTGCCGTTGAGGGTGATCTGTTCACGCATGCGCTGCCCAAGGTAGTCGCGGCCAGTCACCATGACTGTGCTGGTTGCGGCAGCAGATGCCACGTATCGCAGAGCACGCCCAAACGGTGCCATAGCGTTGAGCCGTGTCGTGGTGAGTGCAATGTCTGCACCACCAGCAGTCGCAATGGGCTGCGCAGCAAGGAACCCTGTGTGGTTCAGTGCTGAAGGCGCACCAAACGACACACGAAACAGGTCATCACCTTCGATGCCTGCAAGACCAGTCATGTTCGGGACACGAACACTGGTGTAGGTCGGGCGGAACTGCCCCACACGTCGGGTCATGTGGTCACTCCATCAACAAAGGGGTCAGCATTGCGGGTGTTGCGGGCAACGAAGTGTTCCAAGTCAAGTGTCTCCGACTTGGCAATCACCTCACCCGTGTTCATGTCAATCAGGTCTGGGTTGTCCACCAGCCCAAGCGCGGCAAGCCGCTCACGACTGTCAACACGGATGGAGTGTCCTTGTGGGAAATAGACGTCGAACACCTCAGGCAACTTCTCCGTGACTTCCTCACAGACAAACTTGCCCTTCGTCTCGCCCTTTGCCTTCACATACCGCATGTTGACCACTGTGCGGGTCACATTCTCACGGCGCTTGATGGTGAAGGCGGGACGCACCTTACGAGTGATCTGCATATCACACCTCATTCCGAAGGACAGCGTGCGTGCGGAAGCACTTCCACACACAGAACTGTCCCTGCCACACAACACGGCGACCAATGGCGTCAGTAGTCCACGGCGCCGTAAGGTTGACAGGCTTCATGTTGACACCATTGAGGATGTGCGTCCGCAGATACTTGCTGTTGATGAAGTATGCACGATCAACGCCGCAGTCCTCATCATACATCATGGTGATGCCATTGTGCATCACGCCCTCAAAGCCAAGGTCATACATGGCCTTGCCCTTGCTGGACGAGTCCATGGTGATCATGATCTTGTCACGCACCGCCTGACGGTAGGTGCGATAGATGTTGCGCCCAACAAGGATGAGGTCCGGCTTGTCCTCCTTGAACTTGAGGTCCATGAGGATGTCGTCGAACGCCTCTTCGATGTTGGTCGCGTCAAGACCGCCAGCGAAGTTGTACGACGATGTGCGCCACTGCTGTTCCGCAGCACGCGACAGCCCACCAAGCACGCCAGTAGTAGGATCATCTGCAATGAGTGCTTGCAGGCCAAGCGGGTCAATGCCACTGCCAGCGCCATACAGATACGAGGAGAACAACTCCTTGATGGACTCAACAAGCACATCCATCTTGGCAGTGAGCAGCTTGAAGATCGCTGCCTCGCCTGTGTTCTCGTCAATCTCCTGGTTGGAGATGATCATCGTACCAGCAACACGCGACCACCCGTAGCCGACCGTGGTGAACTCACTGGTCTGCGCAACAGGCAGTTCATCGTAGTACTGATACGACGTGACGTTGGGGTTGCGACCAACGGTGAGCGGGTTGGTGATGTTTGCACCACCATTCTCCTTCTCAACGCGGTCGTTGGCAACACACCATGCATAGAGCGCATTGCTCTTGGCGGATGCCATGATGAGCTTGCGGCGCGACTTGTCCATCATCGAGTTGACGATAGTATCAAGCGTGCCACCAGCAGCGAACTGTGTGTTGATAGCCATTGTTCATTTACTCCGGAGGGGTTAGACCTGCTTCACGCATGGCTTCACGGACAATATCACGCGACGGCGCATCTGCGGACAGTGCTGCACGACGCGGTTCCATCGTAGTCGGCGCGTTGGTCCGCACCGGACCTCGTGCGTTGCTTGCTGGCTGACGGGCTCCACGTCGTGCTGCCAGTTGCGGACGCAACGGTTGCGACAGATTGAGATTGTTCTGTAGCGCGTATGCCTGAAGTTCAAGCACCGCCTCGCGGTAGGAGATGTCATGGCCTGCCCCCTCGAAGGCATCCATGATATCAGCCACTTCTTCGTCATGAACCGCGGCCCAAGGGAAGCGTGCAAGCACTGCTTCACGCTCTCGCTCAACTGCTTCTTGCACCGCGCGCTGCGTTTCTGCTTCTTGCTGCTGACGCTGCTGCGCTTCAGTGAGCGGCCTTACTGTGTTGTCGAGCATCGTTTGCATCGCAGATGCATTGATGCTGCCAACCAGTTCCTCTATATTGATACCTGCTGCCAGGACTTGCGCAAGTACCTCTTTTGCAGCCCCCACAGGATCGCGCTTGAAGTGCGCAATCATCTGCATACCCATGATGGCTTCGTTAGGAGCCAGTCCAAGTTGTGTGGGGAGTTGTGCGGCCGTGCGCAGGCCTTCCAACTCAGCACGAGTTGTTTCCAACTCACGCGATGTGCGTTCTAGGTCTCGTTGTGCTCGCTGCCAGTTGCCGTGGAAGCGTTGAGCAGCGCCACGGAGATTTGCATCTCCACCGGATTGCTGCGTGTTAGGCTCTGCACCAGCAACGTCTGCACCCTTTTTGCCTTTGTCGGGCTTGGCGGGTTGTGCGGGCGTAGCAGTTTCAGCATCACTGGTGGTAGTACTGGCGTCCTCACTCTGCGGCGTTTCATTGGTTGTCTGCTCCGACTCCTCACGCTTGTCCTCATCATTGAGTCCAAACGTGTCAGCCAACTTGTCGTCAAACGTACCACTCATTGCGGTTCTCCTGGGTTACCCTGTTGGGCCTGTAGTATCATAGGCAACGCTTCGCTAAGCGGTGCCCCTCTAGACAAGGCCAAGCCTAGAGCCTGACGTGCTTCCTCAGGAAGTGCGTCAATCTGTGCAGCAACATCTGTGCTAGTAGTGGTGCCACTAGGAGGAGCGTTGTTGCCACGTTGCAGTGCCATCGTGGCCTCTTCCTTGATCCTTTGGAACGCATCAGGTGGCAGATGCAACTCATCAAAGGCTTCATCGAACAGGTCCATGATGATGCCTATCACCACCGAAGGAGCCATCTCTACAAACTTGGACAAGATGTCTGCAAGTTGCAGTGCTTGCTGCTTCTTGGCTTCGCTGGTCGGCTTCTGTGTGGAGCCGCCAACTACACGACAACGCAGAATGCGGCGTAACTCTGCGGGCGGATACTGCCGCCACTTGGCTGCTTTGTCTGCACCAAGCACATTCTCTACATCATTGGGCGTCATGAACTGCCCAACAAGGAACGCCAAGTCGTAGAACACCTTGCCAAAGAAGTCCTCAATGGCGTCAATCTTCTCGTCCAACCGCATCGTTGTGACGCTGTTGTAGTTCTCAATCGCCTTGTTGGTGGTGTTGGTCTTGAACTGTGCGTTGCGTAGTACGTCAGACACACCACTGAGGCGATCAATGGCCGCAAACAGCGGCCCCTTGTCGAACAGTGGCAACACCTTGAGCAGCGTGTTGGGCTTCTCAAGGATCATGTCACGCAGCGTCTTGCCTTCGGGTATCTTGACACCTTGTGCAAGGTTGTTGCTGCCGGTCAACCACTTCTCAACACTCTCACGGTCCATGCTGTCGTCATATAGCACGTTCTCCTTCACATCCTGCCGAGCACGACGATACTCGTCATTGATCTCGTTGATGGCATCCTGCTGGTCAAGGTAGTACGTGACTGGGCTGCGCGCCATAGCCGACATGGGTGTGGTGTTATACACCAACGGACGCATTGGGAAGAAGTTGGGCAAGCCGTACGGGTCCTGCTCTACCCACACAGGCCACGTCCAATCGTTGTTGGCATACAGGAACACGCGCCGCGTCACCTTGTCCCAGATCATCCAGCACTCTGTGCGGAATGCCTTGGCAAGTTGCTGCGTGTCGCTGTAGCCGTATTGGTGCGCCTCTACGTCCTTGCCAACTTCAAGGAAGTTGTCGTCGTCTGCGCCCACCGACGATGCTGCCAGCACGTGCGTAGCCTTGTATAGCGACTGCACCTGGCCATCTTCACCCTTCTTGCCGTACCTCGCATTGAGGTATGCAGTGGGATACACACAACGCAGTGCCATCCATGTAGCATCGCTGAAGTCTGGCGACCGTGCATCGGGGTCAACCAACACGTTGGGCGCAGGCTCGAAACACACAAACGGTCCCGCAGGCTGCAACATGTCAATCGTTTCTTCCAACGCTATAATCTTGCCTTCAATCTCACGGATCGTCTTGGCGTCCTCTGCCTTCTCCAACTCCGTAGTGAGGGTTGCAAGTTCAGCCTGTGCTTCCTCAACGCTACTACTGCGCTCAGTGTAGCCGTAGCGCAACCATGCAAGGTTGTGCAACTCCACAGCCACAACAGCCTGCTTGGCATGAACCTTGAGGTTGATGCCAGGTGCCACATCAGACGCGGCCAACGTGTTGATCAAGTCCTCCATGAGGCGCACATAGTCCTTGTATGCCTCATCGGTGCAGGTCATTTCCGCTGTAGGGTTCTTGGCATACACCGCAGGAATGATGGCGCGCACGTTGGCATAGACAACGTTCTCTGTCTCCGACCACTGCGCATTGCGTCGTGCAGACAAGTAGCGGTTGCCGCTGCGGTTGTCGCCCCGTTGGCGATACTCCCACTGATTGTGGTTGTAGTATCGCGTCGCTTCGTCCCACCCGTCCTCAAACACCTGCCGCGCGCGCCGCGCACTGCTGATGCGGCCCTTCCACAAGCCGCCATAGTACTTGCTGACAAGCACTTTGGTGTTGGGGTCAACGCGATACACTGGCCCAGCATCAGCCTCCGCACCAATCGGGGCTTCTTCGTCCAGCATACGGGTCAGGTTGTCACTCATGATGCATACCTATGTTGGCGGCTGCGCATAGCGGGATCGTCCATAGGCACTTCGCCCCAACGCAACACTTGCGGAGGCACCTTGATGGGCCTGCGGTGTAGCAGGCGTGCCACAGGGATTGGACCATTCAACATGTAGCGCAGGCTGTCCATGCTGTGGTTGTCCTTGTCAACAGGCTCATCGCGCTGCTCATCACCGTCCTTGCGCTGCTTCCAGCGATACTTCACCATTTCATCGGTGATGAACCGCAGATGGTCAGCAACATACAGCCGTGGTGCGCCCCGCTGTTGTGTGAATGGGCAGACCACGCTGTTACGCCGCTGAAGCGCCTGCTTCACAACCACAATGCCTTCAATGATGGCATTCGATGCCGGACGCATCAACACACCGTGGTCAGCAAACATGGCAGCCACAGAGCGGGCACCACCCCGCATGACAGCGTTGCTGCGCCGGAAGCATGAAGGGTCGGCACGGATGTCGTCAGTAGGGGTCAGGCCGTTAGCCTCGCGTATCTTGTTGATGCGGTTAGCCTGTTCCTCAATAGACAAGCCTGCCTCGTAGAAGCCGTCCACAATCATGACCTGCTGCTTGTCGTCTGTGCCAGCCAGCAGGTAACATGACGGCTCCGCAATGCCAAAGTCGTATGCTTCCAGCACACCTGGGGCGTAGCCCATTGTCTGCATGTCGGCTAGATGGTCCAACAACCATTGACGCGGCTGCACATGCACTGTTGGGTCAAACTCGTCATACACTGTGCCTTCAAACGCAACCCACTTGCCAAAGATGTAGCGGTCACGGAAGCGTCCAGTGTAGGTAGCAAGCAGTGTGCGCACATAGTCCACTGGCACATTCTGTGCGTTGTCTAGTGTGCTAGCCTCAAACACGTCCACAATAGGCACCTTCTTGCCATTGACCAACAACGGCTTGCCTTCAAGGTCGGTCTCGCACAACAACTTGGGGTTGTCAATGCCTCGGCGGAAGTCATGCAGCGGCTTCACAATTTCATCATAGACCCAACCAAGGGCAGGGTTGCATGTGAGGATCATGTGCCTAGGCCCAGTGCTAGGCATTGTGGGGTCATCACCTGCATACTTAGTGCTACCGCGTAGACGGCCGAACAACTGTAGGAAGTCAGTGTGTTCGATCTCTGGATCCTCAATCTGGTCAACAATGATCCAGTCATATGACGCCGACAGCAAGTTGCTGCTGCTCTCACCATTATTGACAAACTTCTGTGCGATGTAGCGGAAGTCAATAGTAGTGCCGTTGACCATCTGCCAGGTGTTGTCGTTCTTGTTGCCGCCCTTCACCCACGTCGGTGGGCACCACTTGAAGAACTCTCTGCGAAGTGTGCTGTTCAACTTTGGATATGTGGCGCGCGCCAACAAGCCGTTGCTGCCTGGATAGTCACGGATCAACTTCAATGCCTCTGCCACTGCTGCGGTTGTCTTGCCGTTGCCAAAGCCGCCACCATACAGCCGTATCTTCTTACGGCTGTTGTGGAATGCTTCTGCTGCGGACCCTGCAACTATGACGTATGGACGATCCACTACTGCACACTCTCCCACCACTGCCGCACGTCGAAGGAAGGGCATGCCTTCTTCACGTTGGGGAAGTCACGATGCCCTAGCACCTCAGCATCAGGGAACACGCCCTTCAACGCCACAATGAGTGTGCGCATTGAACGCTTCTGTTCTTCTGTCCGTGTGTCCTTGGGTTGCCACGTTGTGCGGTCCAGCCCGCCCACATAGCAGATGCCGATACTGGTTGCGTTGTGTCCACGCACATGGGCACCTACTTGCGACACTGGCCGTCCCAACTCCACTACACCGTCTAGACGGATGACGTAATGGTAGCCGATGCTGGCCCATCCTAGACCACGATGCCAACGGTCAATGTCCGCCACAGTGTGCGGACGCCCCTCAGGTGTGGCACTGTGATGCACAACGATGTGAGTTATCTTTCGCACGACGTTTCTACCAACACACGCGCTGCTGCCGCAGCAATGACCTCATTCTTGGTCGGCACATGCTCAGCCGCCGCGTTGGCAGCATCATAAGCAGCCAACACGCTACGGGCAGTAGCGCATCGGTCCTGCATTTGGTCAGCCGTCGCACAACCTGTCAACAGTAGGGCAACCACAACGACGCGCCACATCACTTACGCACCTTGTCATACACACCCCACACGATGCCAACAAGCACTGCTACAGCGCCGACAATCTCTGCCAGCGCAGCACCACTGCGGGCTACGTCCTCCGGCGTGGCAAGCCCTAGCGACACAAGGATGCCGCCTCCCGCAGTGAGTACATGACGGACAACGCTCTCAATGACTGCACGGTTCATGTTCTACACTCCTTGTCAGTTGTCACTGGTCCTAGAGCGGCGAAGCAGGCGCAACTCTTCTTGCATCAACACTACCTCACGACGCAACACTGCGACCGCTTCACGCGTCAACACCATGTGGTCCTTAACGGTTTCTTGTCGCGTTTCTAGCGACGTAATCCGTCGTTCAAACACTGGGATTACATATGCTAAGTTGGACAGCAACGATGCAATCCACAGAAGCAGCGCCAACGTGATACCACCAATCACTGTAGTCATCACTGCGCGGATTGGAGAGTTGGCGGCGGCCGTGAGCCCTTTGCTCAGCTCACTCATTGCGAGTGTCCTTCATTGGAACGTCATTCATAGCCGCGATGCCTGTAAAAACAGATTGTCCACCTGTTCGGCGGTTAGGCCAAGCGACGCAGAAATCGAGGCAATGAGCGGATCATCGCGCCACCACTCGGTCGCGTCCTCGTAAGTGATCCGGACGGCAGGAGGAGCGTTGGCGATGGCGGCCTCTACAGCATCAAGAAGCCCGGCGTTGAGCAGCGCAAGGCGCGCTTGGCGGCGAGAAATAACCGCCGGGACAGGTGGGGGAGTCGGCGGCGGTGGAACATACTCCGCTACCGGTCCAAACTCTCCTGCCATCGCAGCGGCGTAGAGTGCCTGCCCTAATGGCTCTGGATCGTCCGGAGATGCCGTAAACGGCACCCAACCAAGTTGCGGGTGCTCAATCTCACCATCTATAGTGCCAAGCGCGTTGAAGCGTGGATTGCGAAACATCGTCATGCGATCCTCAACCAAAGGGAAGTCTTGTGCGAACCGCCATAATCCTCTTGTCCATTTCTAAAAGTAACCGCCCCCATCAGCCGCCACGTTCCTGGAAGCGAAATATGGCTGTAACCAACCTCAGCATTGGAACCACCGTCGTTCGCATAACGTAGTTGTGATCCGGGCACGGTTTCGCCCGTAGGCAAATAGCCGGCAGGATCGCGGTAAGCAAACGCATAGGTACCAACCGCACCAACCCCAGCGCCGGCGATCGCCGCCAAAACCGACGCGGTGGGTACGGAGGCGATTGCCGAGGCAATCTGGGCATCCACATACGCTTTGCGTGTGGCATGGTTGGGGTCGGTCGGATTGGAAGAAGGCAGCATCAGCGGCCCGGTCACAGTCATCGCGCCACTATCACTGATGCTCAACATCTGCGTTGGCGTGCCAAACGCCCGCATCAGCCGGAACGTTGGCGTGCTGCTCGATCCGAACGTCTGCCAGTAATACCCGTCTGCATTGTCACTGGCGCGGCGCGAGACCAGCCGACCGCCTTCGCTGTTAGTGTCTGTGCGATCAACGCGGAGGTCGCCGCGTGCTCTGATAGCGTTATCTACTACAAGTGAAGGATTGACTGTAACCTCAGCATTCGCAATCCGCACACGCTCCGCACCACCAGTTACTAGGCCAAACGTGTCATTAGACGCATGATAGAGCCCTGTGTCAGTATCATTCTTGAACTGTAGCGACGGCGCTGAGGTTGTCCCTGGTTGCAAGATGAGTGTGCCATTGAGCAGTCCACCAGTTTGCGGGTAAGCGTTAGCAACTGTTGCTTGCAACTGCCCACCATTGATGCTCAGCCCTGCACCCACCGTGATTTCTTGCACAGGCCCCACACCCGAAGATGAACGGCCAACAAGGCATCCAGACGTGATAGTAAGTCCAGAAGTTTCAACAGGCCCTGCTGCTGCTAACTGATTGCTGCTGATGCCGTGCAGTACAATGCCATCAACAGTTGTGCGCTTGGTGATGCCTCCTTGCACTGCAGGCAACTGTTCTGCACCGGTGAGTGTCGCAGCGGCAGGAAGTTCAGTAATCTTGATATTGCTAGTCATGCTAGCACTCCTGTGACACGATCAGCAGCCAGCAAACACACCAAGCAGGACACGAGTTGCTTGTGCAGCCAACGCATCACGTCACCAACGACACAACAGCCCAACTGGTGTTGGTAGTGCCAAGTGCTACGTACATGGTGCCATCAGCACTCGACACAACCAACTCTCCACGATACTGCGGTGTCGCCACACCAAGCGGTGATGCAGCAACTGTGCGGTTAGGAGATGACAGTGGGCGGTCAAGTGGTGTTGGCGGTCGCGCTAGGTCAGGGACGGTCGCCATGTCACTTCTCCATGTCAATGATGTTGTGCAACTCTGGGATGTTGCGCCGGTCCTCTACCACAATGCGGAACGTGGACTCCATCTGCTGACGCACGTCCACTTTCTCTGCTGGCTTGTGGCCTCGACGGTCAAGCACATCACGCGCAGCCGTTAGTGCAACTTTCTCGTCCACACTCTCCACCAACTCTGTCAGTCGTGTGGCGGCCTTTGTCTCCTTGCTTGCCAGTATCTTCTGCACTTCGTGCTCAGCAACTTTACGCGCCGCTTCAATGACTGAATGCTCCATTGACTGATATGCCGGAGTGCTCTTGATTTGTGCAACCTGTGCTGCACTAATGCCAAGCGCCACACCAATCTCTGCATCAGAGATGCCACTTGCCGTGTACGCAATGATGGCCCCATATGCTGTCAACTGTTGCGGCGTGCCCGGCAGGTCAATCAGTTTGCGGCGTGTGTTAGCAACTAGACGTTGCGCCTCACGCATTGAGGGCACATTGATACGTTCAAATGAAGCAGCCGGGGATGGCTGCACAATGCTGCCATCCACCGTCAGTGGTGTGCCAGGAAGTGGAAGAGTCAACTGTTACTCCTCAACGGGGCGTGCAGCCCTTGCACCAGGATTGCCTTTAGCACGCTGCCTACGCTGCTCAGCAGCAATGCGGCGTGCTTCACGTGCTTCAATGCGTGCTCGTGCAGTATTCTCACGCACTTCTTGACGATGCCGACGTGCTGTCTCGCTGACTTGTCGTCGAGGGGTAGCAGGTTGTGCAGTAGGAGCAGGCAACGCAACTTGGGCACCACCACTGCCACCACCGCTTGGTCCATTGATGCGTGGCACTGATGCGCCCGCAGCAGGAGGCGGCAGCCTGTCATCTCCACCACGCGTCATTTGCTGGATTGCACGTCGTTGCAACGTTACACCAAGGCGCGGAGCCATCAGTGCAAGTGGGGCAGGCAATGGCAGCATTGCAAGTGATGATGGGTCAGCCAACTCTGGTGCGGCTTCCATCAATGCCTGACGTGCGGTGCGACGCGGAGGCGGCACAACATCAACAGTCTGTGGTGCTTCCACAGACTGCGCCATCTCTGCATCATTGCGCTCACCAGGACCTGCCATAGTCTGTGGCATTTCCTGCGGGGCAGCCTCACCCACAGTGATGCCATCACTAAGCTGCGGTGTTGCGGGCGCTGACATAGACAGTGCTGCACGAGCCTGCGCAGCACGACGCGGTGCGGTGCGCTCAGCAAGACGGTCAATGGCATTGTCCATGCTGAACTGCACGTTCTGCTCACCACGGCTGATGGCGAGCATCGCACGGTTCAAGTTCTCTGCGTTCACTGGCGCACCTTGTGCGCGCACCATCTGCGCAGCCAAGGCAGCAATCTGCTGCGGAGTCTGTTGGAGAACGTCACTCACAATGGCGCTCTCCGCGCATCGACGTTGCCACCAAGGTTGACAGGGTAAGTGGCCGGTGCTGCATTGAACAACTGGTCGTAGATGCGAGCATTGATGATGGACTGGTCAGTGGATGTGGTGTTTGCGTTGTAGTCAACACGTGTCTCTACAACACGCGCACCACCATTCTGCTGTGTCAGTGGGCTGCCTGCTTGCACACGCGCATACTGCGCTGTTGCATTGCTGCCAGGAGCAGCACCATTCAGCGCACGCATCACTGCACGAATAGTGCGATTGCCCTTGGTGGCAAGTCGCAGAGACAGCATGCGTTCTGCGCTGCTACGCGCAAACCGTGGTTGGTATGCGTTGGATGTGTTGCCCCAGAAGTTGGACCAACCAGTGACAGTTGGGATGATGAAGGACATGTTGTACTCCTATACAGCAGCAGTGAGGAGTGTGTGTGTGTGTGTGTGTGTGTGTGTGTGTGTTGTACTGTGAGGGGTGTTGTGTTGTTGTGTGTCGTATTGTATTGTATTATTATATAGTATATACTATATAGTATATAGTATATACTATATAGTATATAGTATATACTATATACTATATACTACACACTACACACTAAACCCCCCCCCCCCTGTGTGTGTGTGTTGTGTTATTATTTATATACACCGTCCACGACCCCCTGTCAAGGGGGTATAGTTGCTAAGGGCGGCCCGAAGGGACGCCCCCCAGCACATTCCCTCTACCCCC